TACACCTGATGCTACTGGTAAGAGGAGTAAGGCTAAGGCTGTACCAAATAAAGAAGCTGCTCTAGCTATCCAACAGAATGAGCTTGAAGAATTGTATAAGCAGCCAAAATCACCTGAAAGAGATAGGAATATCCGTGAGATGCTTACTTCTATGAAAGGAAATCTATAATGCTTGAACTACTTGGTGGTTTGTTTGGTGGAGCAATGCGGATGGCTCCGGAGGTATTGAAGTGGCTTGACCGTAAGGATGAGAGGAAGCATGAACTTGCTATGTTTGAGAAGCAAGTGACTATGGAGAAGATGAAGAACGAGCAGCAACTTGCTATTGGTCAGCAATCCATCACCCTATCGGAAATCCAAGGTATTGTAGAAGGTGTTAGGGCACAAGCTACAACCACAGGTATCCGCATTATTGACGGTATCAACTCTTTGATGCGCCCCACAATTACCTTCTGGTGGGTTATTGTCCTCTACACACTGGTGCTGTATGGTCAGTGGGATGTTCTTAGGAACGCAGGGATGGCCTCTATGGATGCTATCCTCTCTCTGTGGGGTCCGCAAGAGAAGATGATTGTCAATTCAATTATTGGCTTCTGGTTTGTTGATCGGGCGCTTAGAGTGTCTAAATGAAAATACCCAAGCAAGCGGTGGATTTGTGCAAGAAGTGGGAGGGGTTGTATCTGAAAGCCTACCTGTGTCCTGCCAATGTTCCTACTGTAGGGTATGGCGCAACAGGCAAAGACATCAAACTAGGGATGGTTGTAACGGAGGAGTGGGCAGAGGACAGGTTGGAGAAGGAGTTGCAACATGCAATGCACTGGGCGTTGAAACTCTCTCCAAACCTCATCAACTACGAAAATAAGTTGGCAGCTATTATCTCTTTCATCTACAACTGTGGCAATGGGGCTTATGCCGCTTCTACGTTGCGTAGGAAGGTTAGAGCAGAGGAATGGCAAGAGGCTGCTGAACAACTACTGAAGTGGAACAAGGCAGGTGGGAAGGTGTTGAGGGGTTTGACACTACGAAGGATGGATGAAGCAAAGCTGCTTCTAGCATAAAACAACGGGGGCAGTAAGCCCCCGTAGTCTTTTATCTGTTGTCTCCACTGCCCTGTATCTTACCCCTCTTCTGTCTGTCAAGAAGCTTGATAAGGTTCAAGGCTGCTACATCTTCAAGAGACACACCCACGTCATCACAGATAGCTGACAAGAACCACAAGATGTCACCAATCTCCTTCATCAGAGTGGTTACATCATACTCCTTACCATCCCTGATACACTTGGCAAGGTAGGAGTTGAGTTCCCCTACTTCACCAGTGAGTCCAAGGATGGCATAGGTGGTGTCAGCACTCTCTAGGCGGGTAGAGCGAGCCAACTCCTGATACTTGTCAAAATCAATCCTGATACCCTTGTCGTTTAGATTCATTCTCATTCCTCTTCTGGATAGCACATTTCAAATAAACAACAAGGTCAAGGGCTTCTTCATATGCCTCTTGGAGCATATCCAATTCAACATCAGTAGTCAGCGGACACCCGTACTTCAGTCTCCCCTGACTGTCCCTCACTCGTATGTCCGACACTACGGCATCCCACACACTCTCCTGTGATTGCATCAACCCACTCCTGATTCTTTTGTGTAAAGTGATCCACAAAGTCCTGCGTACTGAAGACAAACCCTACGCCACGAAGAAACTCAATGAATGCCTCTGTAATTTCAGGCCAATAGCTACTATTAAGTTGCTTGCGGGTAGTGGCACCATCATCGTCATACGAGAAAATAACTGTAGCCTCATCATAGTTCATACGATTCTCCTTGCTTCAATATACTTCATACCGGGATAACTACTGTGTTGTAGCCAACTCTTTGCTTCGTCGTAGTGCTTAGTGAGGCCAACACTAAACCCACCAATAATCACATTATAAATCATACTTTCTCCACGATGTCAATAGGGAAAACTGTAGGGGCTTCCTTATTAAGTGCTACCAAAATCTGTGATGCAACATCCCTAATCTCCCACTGTGCTGCACTATCCAGTCTAAGGTTGAGGAAATCTCTCCAAGCTTGGAAGTTTCCCGTTACGATTAGGGTGGTGTGGGCAGCCTCTGGCAATACAAACCTTGCATCCTCTTTTCTAACACCTTGCTCTATTAGCTTATCATACGTCTTAAAAGAGCCATTTATTGAGTTAGTGTATTCTTTAAGAGCCAATTGGTTCTTAAGAACACTGTTGGGAATAGTAAAGTGATTGTCGTGCTGGTTTACATAGCGCTGAGATTGCTGAAGAAAATCCAAGTGCTTAGAGCGAACAAACTGATGGCTGCACACGCGAGTAATGCCTCCCACCGCGAAGGTAGCGTGGGCAAAACGCAGAGTAGCCAGATGACCACTATTAACAAGATGCTTGATCCGACGAGCATTACTTTCTCCATCAATTTTGCTGCCATAGCAAATGGCTGCGTAGCTAGCTATCGCTTGCTCTGAGTTCGGTGTCACTTGCAGTAGGGTAACAGTTGGTGCAACCATCAAACTTCTCCATGAACAATCTGTACAAACCTTCCATCTTAACCAGTGCTACATGCAGGTTTGCCAACTCCTGCTCATACTCTTGACAGCTAACCCTCAACTCCTTGTTCTCCTGCCTCAGCTTCTCCAACGTGCTCAGGATTAGGCTTGGGCGATAGCCATTCTCTTGTGTCTGCGATGATGTTTCTGTCTCTGTCATTTAGCGTAGCCTCATTGAATGCCATTTTAATGAGGGCGTTGTAATCCTCAAGGGTGTCTACATTGAAAGCCTGAGAGGAGGAGAAGTTGCCTTGTGTGTTAGTTACCACTACCTGCAACATCAATTGTTCCTTTCTGGGAAGTAATGAACTGGTGCATCATATGTGCAAAGCTATCCACAAACTGCTCATTACTATTCAACTCTTCATAGCCAAGAATATACAACATGAAATGCACTGCCTCATGGCAGAAGTTTTGTTCAAGAACAGAGGGTGGGACACCCCCAACATGCAGCTTAATCTTTGCCTCTTGGTAGACAGCTTCTCCAAGATGACAGCTATGGGCAACCAATCCAGAAATAGGAACAACATCAATTGTCTGCCCCGCCAACTGAAACTGCTTCGGAATCTTCATGTTATCTCCTATGGTGAGGCTACTAAGAATCGAACTTAGATCGGTAGCTTAGAAGGCTACTGCTTTATCCATTAAGCTATAGCCTCTGTGGTGCTCTTTGATGGAATCGAACCACCACCTGATGATTACAAATCAACTGTTCTGCCATTAAACTAAAAGAGCGGGCGCCGGTTACGAGTTTCCGGCGTAGCTACAACGGTTTATCAATCCGCCGCTACCGACTTGATACTAGACAGCTTGACTAATGGAATAACCAAGGTGGGCGAACGGGATGTTGTTACGTCCCATGTCTCCGCCCTTCTTACGGAGATAACGACGAAGGGCATTACGAGCAGCCTCATAGGTGAAGAAGTAACCGCTCTTAAGAACAGCAGGAACCTTACTACCTTTACGTTTGATGATGTACATACTTCCTCCTTGTAAAACTTCAATATAGACTACAAACACCTAGTTGTCAAATACCACACACACCGGAGCTACATTGTCTTTCAGAGTTCTCTTCAAACACAACACCCTTGTGCTGAATGGCTTCACTATAACTCACTTCTGTTATTGGTTGACCACCTCTACTACCATCTGGGTAACAGGTAAATCCACGAAGCCGTGGGGCGTATTTACTGAGAGTTTCGGCAAATACGGTAACGTCTGATTCGGAATTCCCTTTTGTACCCCAAGAAGGTAGGTTAATAGTGGATGAGATTGACATGTCAACGTAATCCTGTACGTCAGCTTGGAACTTGATTCGTCGTTCATAGTCGTGGCTCAGTTTATAGGCAGTGTCAATTGAATCGGGGTCAAGTCCATGCTCTTGCACCAATTGCTCTGCGGTGGAATCAACAACGTATTCATACTTCCACCGGGTTCCGTCCGTAAGATACCGCCGCTTGTAAGCAACTGCGAATAGTGGCTCAATTCCTGTTGTAGTCGCTGCAAGAATACCGATTGATCCTGTGGGGGCAATTGCTCTGTATGCCACCGGACGAGAGATGTAAAATCTATCGCAATGCTCGTTAGCTGCTCTGACACTTTCATCTTTATATACTCCTAACCAAGTATGCAACTCAGGGGTTACTTCATAGCCTGCTCTACGCTTCAAGAGCCATTCGTGGATTCCCATGAGGCCAAGACCGAGCCTTCGATTCTTTTCACGAACCTTGTATACCTTGTCGTAGGGCAAGTCCGCACGGAGAGTTCCGCAAACCAGAAATTTCGAGGCAAGGGATACAATGGATTTGAACTCGTCCAGAGTTTCCACAGCGCCGATATTGATAGAGCCAAGATTACATACGTCAGAGTCATCCTCGCTCGTAACCTCTGTACAAGCGTTGCGAAGCGTTTCATTCTGCTTATCTCCAAAGTTAAAAGAGAATCCCGGCTCACCAGTCATCATGGCTTGGGTGACATTAGCTACGAACGTAGCATCATTTGCTCTATCCTCTTTGTTCAACCACTGGTCATCATAGTTGAGAGAGATGTTAGTCATGTCCAGAGAGGCGGGGAAGTTGAAGTCATTAGCCTTCAAGTCCTTGATGGTTTGGGACCAGTTCTTTGCTCTTAAGAACATTGGAACATCTTCATGCTTCCAGTTAAGCGACGCATAAATTGCAGAGCGTCGGCTCCCACCCTGCATCACATTTCGACCAATCTCGTTCACCATATTCATAAGCGACAGTGGTCCTGAAGACGTTCCGCCAGTCTTCGAGATAGTTTTGCCCTTTCCCCGCAAGACACTGTAATCTACGCCAATACCACCACCCGTCATTAAGCACGATGTAGCTCTCTTCGCAATCTCTGCCCATTCTTCCCTCGTATCCTCTTCCGCCTTAAGCAGGAAGCAATTGTTGAAGTAGTGGTTTGGCCTACCTGCGTAATAGAGGTAACGACCACCGGGAATAAACTTCATTTCCTTAATATATTGTGCAAGGGTAGCACGGTCATCCTTACTCATCAGGGTGTGGGTAGTACCCCAACGGCTACCACAGACATCCTCAACAACCCTATCAGCCAGTTGGTCCCACGAATCTTCCGGGCCTTGCCGGTACTTACAGTTAAAGACATTTTCTGCGAATGAATTCTTAAATCTATTTTTAACCATGATGCACCTTATGAAGTAAGCGATGGCAGTTTGCACAAACTAGGATACATTTATCTACTTCAGACAACAGCTTTTGGATTGGTATATTCATGTTTTCACCTATGGTGAACTCCTTGTCTGCGGGGTTAGTATGGTGAAAATCATATACACAGGGATCAAATGTACCAGAACAAATAGAGCATTTACCACCTTTACGCCCAATCAAAGTAAGCAACTTGCTACGTCGCTTCTCCCGCTTTTTCTCAGTAATCTTTTCCCTGTTTTTCTTTCTGTACTCGCGTTGGTACTCTAGTAAGCGTTGCTTCTTCTCCTCTGAGTAGGATTCCCATTTTGGTATGGTGTCCCTAATGCGTAGGTAGTACGCATGTCTTCCTTCCTTGGTTCTTGAAGACACACTCACTCCCAGAAGATAACAAAACGGACAATGAGGCAATCTAGTACGACAGCCCCACCGGGAAACTCCACACCTAGCATAACACCGGGAATGAATTGGATAGCTACCCCGAAGTCAAACATGGTAGAACCTGCGACCAAGTGCATCTAGCAAGGCTGCTGCCGTCTGTTTAGACAGCCCTTCTGCTACAGCCCCTGCCCCTACCGTTGCCACTAGGTTTTCGAGGTCTTTGAGCGTGAAGTGGAAGAATTCTTCTTGGGTGTCTCGGTCTTCAAACATTTTCTATCCTCTCTTTCAGTTGCGGTTTTGGCTTTGTGACAGGCAGTGCATAGAACCTGTAGATTCTCTTTTGGGCAAAACAATCTTTCTATGAATACATCCCAACTTACAAAACCCTCTACTACACCCACAACAGGTTCAATGTGATCGACAGCAACACCAGTTGAAGGATACTCGTTACCGCAATGACTACAGCGATAATGCTTAGCCCATCTACCCGTCGCCTTATTTTCCTTACTTCCAACTCCTGCCTCACGGAGCACGACAAACTTGTTTGGGTATCTACGAAATGCCCCCCGAAGTGCCGATGTGATAAAGCTTCGTAGCCTACCGTCTGTCCATCCTTCAACTCGTTCATTGCCCGTATTCTCCGTAGTTACCTTCTTCGTCCCACCACTCCGCTTCTTCCCAGATGCGCTTCTTGAGGTACTTTTCTTCTTTGTCTTTGTGCTGCGGCTCAAACCGCCCTTGGTAGTAGTCATTCTCACACAACTCCTGTTGTACCTGTGGCCTAATCCTCTTCGTCTTCGACATCACCATATACCCCTACAATATCACTCTCCCTCAGTTTAATAAAGTCTGGGAATCTGTCAAGTATGTCTTCGATGTTAATATCCAATAGAGGTAACAAATCTTCTGCATCTTGGACATTGTTCCTAAGAACTTCTGTAAGCTGTGCCGTAGTGTATTTCATTTGTAAGCCACCAACAACTGACTCATACTAACAGTAGCCACATCAAATCTATTTTCATCATACTGGTTAAGCATAACAACACCACGCCAGTAATTAGTGATAGACCCTCTGGCATATTCATCCACATGCTC